GCTGCTCTTTGGGTGGATCAAAAAAGCGTGGGACAGAATAGGTCACTTGACCAAACTTGCTGTCACGCTTGTAAGGAGATCTGCTAGGATCATTTGCGTCAGCAAAGTAAGGAACCCCAAACTTCTGGATGCTTTTCTCATTGATCTTGTCCTGGAACCAACCAGCAGCCTTGTCACCGGTTTCTTGACCAGCAAGCAAATCTTTTTTGTATTGCTCAAAACCACCAGTGTATTCTTTGTCTAACCAGTCGCCATGGCGGTCTTTGAAGTCCTGCCACTCTTTTTCAGAAAGATCACCGCTCTTGCGCGCAGCAGCGTTGCCAGAAGACATGTAGATCCCTGTATTACCAATTCTAGGTTGATTACCAAAAGAACCAAAGTTTGTTTCAGTGTAACGTACATTGGGCGTTTTAGCCAGCAACTGGTTGATGTTTGTTGAACCGTATTGTGAGAACTGAGTGTCTGTCCGTGTGCCGCGGGCAAGAATGTTTCCTGAGCTGTCTTTGACATACTTTTCACTTCCCTTGTAGTAAGCCTGTACAACGGTGCCGTCTGCCAGCTCAATATTACCCACAAAGATCTCCTGGTTAGGGTCCACACGCTGATTAGCCTTTTCAGCAGGCGGGTTCTGTGCAGTGCCTCCACCTTGATAGTTACCCAACTGACCACCATACATAAAGTAGTTCAGCGCTTCCTGTGCAGTCTTGGGTTTACCAGCAGGTCTGGGTGTTGCAGCAGGTGCAGAAGATGCAGGAGCTGTAGTTCTTGCAGGTGCTGCAGAAGGAGCAGCATTTGTATTAGTAGTAGTAGTAGGAGCAGATGCTGGTGCAGGCTGTGCAATAGGTGAAACTCCTCCAGGAACGTCGGCACCAGGCGCCTGATTTTGAGAAGCCGCGTTTGCAGAAGGCGTTACACCTGTCAGCCTATTGAACTCTTTAAGAGGAACAAGCGTCTCACCAAACTTAGTGTCAACAAAAGAACCAATGTTTCGGTCAGGGTCACTGATCTGCTTTACACGCACTGCTCTGCGGTTACCGCCTTCTGTACCATAAGGACTATAAACTTGCGCATCTACTACTTCGTAGGTTTTGTTTCCTACTTTGTACTGGTAGCCAGGCTGATACTGAGGGTTGCTTTTTAGTTTAGAAATTGTAGGTTGTGTGGCAGAGTAAGCCAGCGTATTATATTTTACACCACGACCAATGTCTGTAACAGAGCGGTCCTGGTTCCATGCCGTAAGATTGTCAATAGAAGTGTAAGCATTAGGTGCAATAGCGTTGTCCTGGTAGCCTACTTGAAGCATTCCTTTAGATGACAGCTTGTTCCAATCGCTCAGTTTCATTTCAGTCATCTGATCAGGGTTGCCATCTTCATCCAAAACATTTACAGGCTTTTCAAACACCACCCATTCATCGCCAAAAAAACCTTTGTAACGATTAGAGATTTTGTTTGATTTACCATTGATGTAGAAAGAGTGCCCAACCTCACCAGCTTTCTGGTACTTAATAATGCCACCATACTTTGCATCTGGCATCTGAGCTTGTTCTTCAGGCTGGAGTCCTGCCATTACTGATTCAGCAATTGCTGGAACACCATCAGGAAAACCTTTCATAGACTCTTGTACAAGAGCCAGCATACCCAGCTTTTCCATGTTGTTGGCCAGCATCTGGGTGGCAGAACGCTTGGTAATCGCATCACTGTCAGGGCTTTTCAGATCCTGGATGTATTGGTTAATTTGATAACGCTTGGCAATTTCTGCAGGCGTGTATCCTCCTGCTTTGTGATTGAGCCCAAAGACCTGCTTGAGAATCTCTTTGTCTTTGATCTTAAGTTTCTTGGTGTCTGAGAAGATGAATGATCCCTCAGGGATATTTGCCGGCATGCCGCCCTCTGAGTGACGTTTGCCTACAAAAGTCATATGCTCTAGAAAACCATCGCGGTTGACATCACCTACTACAGTCTCTCCGCCCTCTACTTCAATATTAGCATCGCTTGGAGGAACTGCACCCATGGTGTTCTTTACAGGAGTGTTGGCGTCACCTTCACCAATGTAGTGAACTTGCCTGTGTACCAGTGAGTAATCTCTCTGATCTCCAGTTTTGGGTGACTTTGTTATCCTTATTTTTCTCATGATAAACTTTTGAAGTTTAAACTTGTGTGACCTTAAACCTCCTACATTTAGAATTTACGAATTTAATTCTGTTTTTCCTAACATAGAGGACTTAAAAATGCAGTGATTAGTCCATGTATTCTACTTCTCCACCATTAGCTAAAATAGCTTCAATTTCATCTTCTGACATGTAATACTCACCACCTTCTTTGTAAGAACTTGTTCCTCCATATCTTGCTGATGCCATGCTTGTACCAAAGTCTTGAATAGGAGTGTTAGCAATTAAAGCAAAATTACTAGCAGGACCTGCGTTTAGTGTATAATTTCCAAAAGGATTAACAGAATTTGATGCATTATAGCGATTGTCAGTATTTCCTGTTCTGCGCAACATCTCTTCATATTCTTTGGCATAATTACGTTCACTAAGAACATCATTCAGCATGCCAAAACCCGCAAGAGCATTATTGGCAGCAATCTGTCCAAATGGATCACCATAAGTTACTTGCTGCGTTTGTGGTAATTGTACGTAAGGATTTTGAGTCTTGATCTGTGGTTCAGGTACCGGAATCTGTGTAATTTGACGCATTGGTATCTTTGACACTTGCGGTGTTACAGGAACATTTGCCAAAGGACTAGTGACAATTGAAGGAGTTCTCTGAAGCTGCTGAAACATGTTTGGAGGAGCAGCCTGAGGCATTGCAGTTCCTGAATTAGATAATTCAGGCGCAGATACTTGTGAAACAGACAAAGGTGTCATAGGTGTTACAGAACTTGTTCTTGGCGATTGTCCTTCAGGAGTACTAATGTTCAAAGAACCTATAAAAGAGTTTAAGTAGTTCTGATAACCTGCAATATCATTACGTCTAAATACAGGATTTTCTGCAGCCCATTCTTGAAATGTTTTAGCTTTTTGACCACCTGCTTGAAATTTTACAGTTTGACTATAAGGATTATTGTTTACACCAAGCAGTTTACTGTAACCTAATGCTGCTCCAGAAAGACCTGCAGCAGCTCCTGCAATACCTTTAAGTGTTCCTAAAAATCCTCTATTTGGTAATGCCCATATCATATTGCGAGGATCAGCCAAGGTGTTTGCAGTCACAAGACTTTTATTCAAAGCATTTGGAGTAAGATTTGCAAGAGTGTTCTCATAACTTGTAGTCATTGCACCACCCTGCTGAGCCATGTTTCTCAAAATCTTATTTTGAACTGCTTCTGGTAGTGCCTGAAAACCTGCATTCTGAGGTTCACCACCTTCTGCCCAGGTGCCAAAACGCTTGTGCCAATACAGCGGAGAAAAAGGATCCTTTGCTTTTGAAGAATCTCTACCACCCATGCGATCCCAAAAACGCTCTTTGCGTTTAGGATTGCGATGTTGTGTAAAATCTTTCATGCCCTTCCAACCACCATGCACCACCTTGTACTGGTCGCCTTTCTTTGCAAGCACCATCCACTTTTTACCAGGACGCGTTGACTTTCTTTTAGCACCTACTTTTGTGAAACCCATAGTACGATAGCGCTGAGGAATACCACCGCCATCTTTATACTGGGTCAAATCATAAATTTCACCACCAAGTTCTCTAGCAAAGTTTTTAGCAAAGTTTGCTTTCTTTACCATAGCAGGTGAGTACTTTTCTTTGTGACGCAAAATGTAGTCTGCAGCTTCCTGTACGCTCATGCCCATTTTGGTGGCCTGTGCTTTGAAAGTACCTTTTTTAGCAGGATTAATTTTGATAGAACCACCATCACGCATTTTTTCTGCAGAATCTATAGAATAAAGTTCTTCATCATCTTCTGCAACTTGCTCCTGCATCATTTGCTCTTCTTGGTCTTCAAACTCCTGCATTTCATCATTGTTCATAGGAACATCTTCTTCTTCCATGTCTGTCTCTTCAAGACCTTCCATGGCTTCTTCTAAGATGTCTAGAGCATAGTCTTCTTCCACACCATTTTCTATGAGCATGCCATAGATCTCGTTGGGGTCATCACCCTGCATGATCATCTTTGAAATCTCACCAATTGCAGCACTCAAGTCAGGTTGTTCCTGACCACTCTGATACATTTGGTCATTTTGACCACCCTCTTGGTAAAACATCTCCATTGGGTTTACACTGTATTCTGCAATAGGGCCGCCTTGAGACATCTGTCCACCGCATTCCATGCAACCACCCATTTCTGCTTTGCGCCATCCACCACCACGTTCTTTATACCACTTGGCAGCAAAACCATTCGCGTAGGCCGAAGGGTACACATCGTACTTTTGTTTGGCAGCAGCTTTTGCTCTGCTCCACAGTTCAGGATTGGTAGGTACATTGCCACCTTCTTTCATCATGTTTGCTTCAGGATGTGCAGCAAAGAATGATTCTTCAGTAGGATACTTTTGGTAAAACTCTTTCTCAGAGTTCACACCAGCTATTTTCAGAAATTGTGTTTTCATCTTAGTCGTTACTTAGTCGTTACTTAGTCGTTACTTGGTCGTCATATTTGTTTAACCAGTTCTTTGCCTCATTAAAAACAGGAAGATCAATTTTAACAAAAGGATTCTCTTGCATTTCCATGTACTTTTGTAGACTTCGCAAGCTTGACTTTACAACAGGCGCTAATGCACTTTTTGCAAGACCTGCTGAAAAACCTCCAACTACAGATTCTACTGCAGGAACATAGTCTACGTTGCCGGCAGCAGGTGGACCAAAAAGTTGGTCAATCTTCTGTCTGTTTTTCTTTGTATTCTCATACTTGTCAAGCCACTCTCCACCATCCTGCTTGCGCTTATGCTGGTAGGAGATTCTTTCACTTGAAGTTTTAGAACGCTTAAACTTTTCTTTTTCTGAACTGCTGAGTTCAGAGGCTGTCTTGGGTGTATCTTCTGAGATGCGCTTTGAGGGTCTGCATGCAGGATAACCTGCGCGCTTTTCACCTTCTTGCCTGCCACACTCTTTGCCTGTTTTGATGTCTACCCACTTCTCAGCAAACCAACGGTCAAGACCACCGTGCTGACCACCTTTTTTATAGTACAAGGGTGTTGGTGCATTGATGCCAGACTTATATCTGCTCATGTCAAGATGCTCTGGTCTATTGGGTTCTGTGCCAAACATCCACTGATAGTAATCAGGACCGTACATCTGTAACGTTTGCTTAGATGGTTGATATCCTCCTTCATCTGTCCAGTTACCACCATACCAACCATCAGCGCCATGATACCTTGAGTGATTGCTAAACGTAGGATGATTAGGTTTCTTCCAAGTATCACTGCCGTGATTGTCTTGGTCCATTCTTTTGTAGTCACCAGACTTCCAAAATCCCCTTACATCATATGAACCCATATCCATCAAGATGTCTCTACCTTGACGTTTAGATTCTTTAGCAGCCCATCTATTAAATTTTCTTTCTTCTTCAGGTTTCAGTAGTGTATTATACTTATCCCTAAACATCATTTCAGGATCAGGCTCACCACCAACCTGTTTAGAAATATATCCACCTAATTTATATTCTTGCATAGTAGGTTGCGCATCTTGCTTTTTTGAAGCAGCAGCTGCACCGGCAACTACTACTGGTGTCACGCCCCATAAGCGGTTAAACATGTTGCTAAGTTTTTGAGGATCATTGTCAAAGACTTTGAAAAAACCTTCAGAGTCAATGGGGCGCTTATGTCTAGGCATAGCGCTAAGATGATTCATAACCTTTTGAGCATACTCTGGAGTAGAAACAAAGTCTGGTGTATGTCCCAGATACTTTCTAAGCTCCATGATTCTTGCATGTTGTTCTGTAGGATCAGCAAGATATGCCTGGTACCTTCTTTTCTTTCCCAAGTCTGCTCTTGTTTTGTCATCACCATGTCTTCTCCAATACTCCAAATCCTGATGTATCTCAGGATTGATGCTGCGCTCTAAAAACTCTCTTTGACCAGAAGCTTCTAAACCAAACCTGCTTGTCCAGTCGTGTGTACCTTCATGGATGGTTGTGCCTACTCTTTTTTCATAAGGCAGATCCAAAGTCCTTGAGATAAAGCTGCCATGCCATATAGGAGCATCCATTTGACCTTGTTCAATCATGCGCCGGGGCATTGGATCTACACCATGCAGGTAAGACACACCCCAGTTACCTTTGTTAGGGTAAAATCCTTTGGCAAGTTGCACTGACAAAGGGAGCTCTGTAGAAACTGGTGTAAAATTTTTTGCTTGCTCGTATCCTAAATCATAAACATCTTTGACAAAACTTCTGTTGATCTTATCTGCAAAGTCATTGTCTATCTTGGCCTGAGTAGCTGGATGCTGGATCCAGTTTCTGAGCCATTCGTTACCTTCTGCAATTGCTCTTTTGTTTGCGCGATTGTTAAAAAGATAGCCCAGTGACTGATCATAGATGTGACCCAAGTCTTGCAAACCTGATTTGATGTCACCAAAGAGTGATGATCTTGCTGCAGCATTGGCAGCAAAATCACCAGTACCAGCTAAAGGAAATGCTCCTGTTGCTACAGGAATTTCTTTATATCCTCTTAGCCAATCTTTTTTATAAATTTTAAAATTTGATAAATCACTATACTTAGGATCAAGAACACCAGTACCTCCTGTATAATCTCCTAAAAACTCTTCTCTAGTTAAATATTTATCTCTGTATCGAGGAAGTATTGCTTCATCTGGTAAGTTCCCCTCAAATAAATATTTTACATCAGATGCAGCAGTTTTGCCTCTACCAAATCCTGTCCTATTAGAAATGGGAAAAAATAATTCACCTTTTTGAAAAAACGCAGCTACTTTTGGTTTCTCTAAACTAAAAAAACCTGTTTTATTTTTATAGCCAGTAAGCTTATCGTAATCATCCCAGTAGTTAAATTCTGGATTTTGCTCTAAAAATTCTTTTTGACCTTTTGCTAAAACTCTATTTTCTTGTATGGCATTTAAGTATCCTGGTTCCCCAACCTGTCTATAATACATGTTTGGTTTGGGTTTAAATGCCCAACGATTAATCATATAAGCATTTTTCAAAGGAGTTTTTGTTGTCAAAAACTGACCAGTACCTGCCAGAGGATTTGCAAGATTGTTTACAAACTGTCCAGCACTCTTTGCGCCAAGTCCTGCTAATGCTCCTGTTGCTACAGGAATTGCAATATCTAATGCTGCAGCACCATAGTTACCTTGCTTCACATTAAGCGGGATTCTCCCTAAACCAGATGCCATATCTCCCACCATTTTTAAGGGATTTAGATAGTCATCAATAAAACTATCAGGGTCATTTGGAAAGAATCTGAGTTTATCACCTGTAGCACCAGTTTCTTGAGCTAAGTTTTCTGGTGTCAAACGTTCTCTAAGAGGTTTTGAAGCTGCTGCTTGACTAGCCTGTATTGCCTGTCTTCTTCTAGCTAACTCCTGTGCATTACGTTGTGCTTTAAGCTTTTCAGCAGTTTGCACAGTCATTATTGGTGTATAGTTTGCACCTGTAGATTCAGCAGCAGGTGTATAATACTGTTGAAATGTTAATCCACCACGTTGCATGCGCACCTGAGCCATCTTCTGAAACTCCTGAAGGTCATACTTTACACCTTCGCGTTTGAAGTCACGCACCATTTCTGCTGCAATCTGGCGACGGTTTACAGGATCTTTTACCATGGTAAGGATATCGGCAATACCTTCTACCATTTCACGGTCGTTGTTGGTTTGCCCACCACGTTGCATCATAGGTGTTTCTACAACATAATCGCCTGGAAAGAAATACTCTCCTCCAGGTACCATGAACATTTCATTACCTAAGTTATCAACACCTCTCACAGGAAAGTCAACATCCTGCATGGTTATTCTACCAGAAGGAATAACATTTAGTGGCCTGTTAACATCAGGACTATTGCGCTTATACCCTTGAGTGGATATAAACTTCATGAGTATATCCTTGCTATTTTTCATCACCTTGAGCTGTTGATGTGCTTGCTATTTGTGAGTTTTAATACCATCTTTTTGTCACCGCTGACGTTTTTGCGCAAGATAATGTTGTTACCATAGTGACGAAACTTCTTGTGTTCAAGTGGTGACTTAAAGTAATCAATGTAGTCAGGGTTAATAATCTTCTGAACACCAGCACATTCTGTATTCCACATTGGTTCACGCGCAGTTGTAAATTCACCGCGATCTTTTGTAACATCCCAAAACTGATTAAACCTGTACTTGTTTTCTTCTTTTGAAAACAGAATCTCTATACCACTGGTAGAAATTTGTGGGTAGTTGACCAAGTCTAATGGAGCATTCTTGCCTTTAATTCTTAATTTAAGAAGCCCTGATATTTGCTCAGAATTGTAAAGCACAGCCCTGTCAAAATTCTCATCAATAACATGATGAAAATCTTTCCCGTCATTGTAAAACTTGTAAACATCCAAGGTGTATTCTACACTTCTAAGGGTGGTTACAGCGTTTGGCGTAACCACAGGATACTCAATTTCCCATGCGTAGTTTGTGCCATAGTAATTGCAATAGCTATCCCAGCGGTTGTTGTGCCTCCAAACAGCGTTGTCTTTGACTGAAAGAAAATGTCTAAAGGAAGGTATTAACAGAGTTGGTTTCCAATCATGAAAACTTATCCACTGCTTATTTTTAGGATCATAGCTCACTGTCCAGTGACAAGGCTTGAATACAGCAGCATTGTCAAAAGTGCAAAAAGTTTTGGTGATTACAGGATTGTTTGCAAAACCAGAAACAGTCACAAAGTAAGGCACGCCTGAAGGATCATCAAACAGCAGGTCGTTTCTCAAAGGCACATAGTCACGCTTTGTAAAATACACAAGTTCATATTGTGGATCATATACAGCTTGTACACCAATACCTACAACAGGGTTGTCATAATATGGGTAATCAGGATATGCTTTTAAAAACTTGCTAGGAAGATTTTCATTAAACCAAAATTTCATGCCATTGCGTGAAATTTCTGTCATTCCTCCAGCATACTGCATGATTTTACCAGACTGCTGTGAAACAAAAAATAAACCATGAGGTGTGTTAACTGCTGCTCTAGATGATATGCTACTTGCATATCCAATGGTGTCATCAGCATTAACAAGGGCTTGCATGTTTCCTTGAAACAGACCTCCATCACCAATGGTCAGTTTGACACCCCCTGTTGTCTGAAGCTGATCTACACCTACAAACATTACAGGTTCAGCATCCTCAAAAAGAATCATAGCGCCTGTAGCATTAAGATTCTTAATTGTACTTATTTTTCCTGAGAAGTCTTTGTAGTTAAGCGCAAGATAATTTCTCCAATTATCTCGTCTAAGTCCAGACTGCTGTTGGAGGGAGTATATTCCTCTGTCAGGGTAATATTCAAAGCATGTGGTGTATAGCCTAGGGTCGTAGTCACGGGGGAGTATAGAAGCCCAGGATGCAAAGTTGTTGAAAAGTTTTGATGCGCTGAGAGATAAGTCATACTTAAAAAAGATTGGTTTTGTAATAAGATCAGATCTGAACATTGTGCTCAAATCATTAAAGGAGTTTCCATAAACATCATAGAATTTCTCATAAGGTTCCTGACCATAGTCGCGATACGCCATGTTTAGTTCACTTTCTGTAAAGAAATCTCTCACACCATTGTGAAACAAATACGCATAACTATTTCTTACTGTCAAAACCCCTGTTATAGAACTTGGACGATCTAAGCGATGAAAGTCGCTTGGTGTGTTAAGATCAATTATAGGTAATGTAAAAATACCATTTGGAAAAACGCTTATGTTAAAGTCTTGTGCGTCATACTTCTCAAAATTAACCCAATAGCGTGGTGCAGGACCATTAACATAGTTGCGATAATCATATTCAGTCCTATTTGGCATGTCATACATCCAGGTGTTAAAGAACATGTAAGGATTCTTTTCTGTGTAACGATTTATGTACACATCTCCGCCAAAAATTGCACCTGATATAAATTTTTGCTCTGTTTCACTTGAGGTTAAAAACACACATGATCCTGTAGGAAGCTGTACAACTGAACTTAACTGACCATATTGGTTTTGAAAATCTACCTTTACAGCACCGTAATAAGCAACAGTAGTTGTAGTGATTTCATTTTTCAAAGGTTCACTGTGAGTAACACCACCATCTTTTACTCTATGCTTTGTATTATCTTGTCCACTCACAGGGTCTGACACAGTTGATGAAAGTTTTAATGCTACATACTTGTTGCGATTAAGATTGTTAATCCTATATGTTGCATCAAAATCGTGCAAGCCTGATCCTACATACTTGGCAGATGATGGTACAATTTGACGTCTAATAGACTTCTGTAATCCTCCTGGCACAGAACTATTACTCACATTAGAAAAACTAGAGTAAAATCCATGAGAATTATACTGCAGCATGTACTGGCGATCTTTAGACAGGTTTCTCAAAACTTCTAAAACCTGGTCTATTCCTTGACCAAAATAGTAAAGACTGCTGCTTGCTGCCAATAGTCCAACACCAACAGCATTAACACCAGCGCCTACAGGATTTTGAACTGCTCCTGCGATAAGCGCAGGTAAAATAGTGGCAGGTCCAGACTCTGTTGAAGATCCTGTAGAAGCACCTGCAACAACAACTCCTGCTTCAACTGTACCTGAATAAGTTGTTTTACCAAGAGCATTTAGTAACGCTATACCAGCTCCAACAACTGCTGCAATAGCAAAAGCTCCGTCTGAAAGCAATACATGTTTGGGGTGCTTTTCTGGAAATTCATAACGACCTGTAACAGTGCCTCTCTCTTCTGTGTAAAGCTTTACGTAGTTTCCACCCAGGTAAGGTTTTACAAAATTTGTCTCAGGAGAGTGAAAAGAAAAAATATCTCTTTTGTAGTTAGAGAGCTTTGATGCTGCCTCAATTGTGCCTGGGTTAGCACTGCCACTATCTAAAACAGAATAATCATCTGTCAGAAAGTTATCTGGACGCAGATCATTATAAGGATAGTTCTGAATAAGACCTTTTCTTGAGTTGTTACCTGCAAGATTATACTCCAGCATGTTGTTAAACAAGCCTTTTGCAACAATAGTGCGGTTGCCTTCACGCGAACCTCTCAGAATCTCATAACCAATAATGTCTGTTATTGGCTGATTGTTTTCATCTACAGGGTGCGCAATATTGTAAAACTCAACACCAAGAACGATAATTTTTGTACCTCCCTGATTGTGAATATGAATTGTTTCATTAGAAGGCATTTTGTGGTGCCTAATAGGTTTGCCACATAATGTGTCCCAAACAGGTTCTTTGTCATCAGGATAACGCTCTGTAGACTCCCAGTATGCCATGTCACCCTTAGCAATAATAACGCCGCCATCAGCTGTTGTTCCACTGGCGTTGTACCTTGTAGAAGTATCATACACCTGCCACACCTTGTTTTGAGAAGGTGTCAGTAAGTCTGGACCAGAAACAGTAGTTATGTCAAGTGAATTAGCTGCACGTCCTGGTATATGATAAGATGCTGAACGCGCACCAGTTCTGTATACCCAACGTATAAAAAATGGGTAGACTTCATCTCGCATGTAACCAACAGTATTTCCTCCACCCCAGTAATAGTCAGCAGGATACTCAGCGGCTACCCATAAAGCTCTAATCTGATTTGCTAAAGGCTGATAGTTAAAATATGGTTGTGTAGTAACACCAGTTCTGATGAGATAGTCGTTTACCTCAAACATTTTTTCACTCTTCTCATATACCACAGATTTAAGTGGTATCTGACCAATGTCAACTGTTGGCAGACTTTGCAAAAACAAATCAAGCGTAACTTTGCTTTGTCGTATAGAGTAATATCCAATCTTTTTGGCTATAGTCTGTTGGTTGACAACAGCTATTACTACCAATTCATATTCCTCAAAATTCTGGTCAAGATTTGTAACAGTAATGTCAATAGAACCACCAATACCTGAGTGATCCCAAATAGTTTGGGGATTGCTTGGAATAGAATAGTCTGTAAGACGCACTCCATTTTCAGAATAAGCTACACATGCTATATAACTACCATTGTTCAGCTGACCGGCACCTTGAGCCTTGCTAACATTCACACAAGGTTGTGTAACCAAAGGATGAAGCCTTAACGCATCACAGTCCAGCTCTTCTGAATAAAGTGGTTCATAGCAATTAGGATCAGGATTTGCATCTCCTATTACCTTGTATGGCACACGATCAAGATTCAGAACACGATCAGGATTCAGGTTGTCTGCAAAATATACAGAAGTAGTACAGTCATAGTTACCTTTGACTACTGCACTAATCATGTGTGTTTTTTTGAAATTAAGACATGCTGCGTTAACAACTAACGAGTAACTGCAGTCACTTTCATCAAAAATTCCTATCTCTGAAGAACTGTCATTGGTAGAAAATATCACCCAGCGGGTCTGAGAGATATTAGCAAAACCTATAATGCTGTAAGGAACAGTAGCACAAAACTCATTAGAAGGTTCGTTTCCAATAGAGCCTGACTCTCCATAATGAGAGTTGTTGATAGCATTCACAGCGTTAAGCCAAAGCCCCTCTGACATATAAATGTCAGTATAGTCTTTGACCATACCTTTGTGAAAACTGTTCGTCTCAGTTACACTGCTTTTGCTAAAGTTCTCGCTCATTGTTCTTTGATGTTGTAGTTTTTAGATTTCAACACCTTGTATACTTCTTCTGTAAGATATCCTATAAGCCATGCTGTAGACTCTTCATCTTTTATTTCAATGTCAGAAGTCATCTTTACAGCAAGGTGAAAAACCTCGTGCGCAATGAGATTGTGAGAAAGTTGTTCTTCAACCAGAACTATGTAATATTCATGCCCTTTAGAACTAAACAACTCAAAAACAACGCCGTCTGCGTCCATCACATCTATCATTCCGTTGCACTTCTTATCAAGTTGAGCCTGCATATCTTCCATGTTCTTTACAACACAAAGATTTGCGTACCTGCTATAAATTGAAACAGGTATTTTGCGCTTAAATATTTTACTGGCCATTGCACTATCTCTTAAACATGTTGTAGTACTTGTGGTATTGAGCCTTGCGGTTCATTTCCCACACCTGCTTAAGTTCTCTGAAATCTGGTGTATTAACAAAGGATAGTGCATTATTTCTGGCCGCCCTGAGTCTTTGCTCTACTAGTTGCATGAAATTTGCCACATTTTCACCACTCATGTACAGGTTCTCATAAATGCGCTGTTTGATTGCATATTCATAGAACTCGTTTACTAAAGGATGATCCATCACCATAAGGTTTCCATCGTCATCCTCCATTAAAGACTGATAGTTTATGTACACAACACCCTCATCAAAGTTGGTCACCAAAAAACCATTCTTTATAACAGCTGTATGCCAGTCATTACTGTTAATATTGATGCAGTCTGGTGATACACTTTTGGATTTTTCAATGCGCATAGGTGTAAGCACATTGTAAGTATGTCGTCTTCCTGGCGTGTTATATGCCATAATGTGCTTTCCATCATGATCTTGCTCAATGACAGCTGAATTTACTCCTGTAAAAACAGGTCTTGATGCCATGATGATAATCTTAGCATTAGAAATACTGACAGGAGCATCAGAAATAATTTGAAGCAACGACGTAGTTGGTGTAAGTATGTTGAATGAAAGAATAGTATCATCAGGCCCTATAACTTGCACTATAAGGTTCTGAGAGTCTAAATTGTGACTAATATTGTTTACGCCAGGCGCAAGCGTTTGAATAACTGTCTGTTGCTGTACCACGTTTCCAAGTGCATAAAACGCAGACTGTTGACCCATAGCAGCACCTTCCAGCAACCCTTCTGTATAAGTTTTTGTTTTGTCAGGATGCTCTATGTCATGCACGTTATGTCCTTCGCAAAGCAGCGCAAAGTTGAGTACGTAAAAGTCGTTAGGCAATTTACCCTTGCCTTTGTGTATCTCTATAGCTTTTGAACGCGAAGGATTAACCCTAAGGCCAAGCTCATAATTCACTCTTATAGCAACCTTGATAAGCTGTTGAGCATCAATCATACCCTCAAGATCAAAGCCTCTTAGATCAATCCTGACACTGTCAAGAACATCGTCAAAGTTTCTATATTGTACTTCAGTCATCATTGCTTAACTTGTTTATCGTGCCACGTGTCTGTTATCTTGCTGAGTATCCTGAGGTATTTGAAGCATTACTCCAAGATCTCTCAAGACAAGTTGTTCAATTTCTGAAAACAAAAATTCAGGAACATTGATAGTCTTATTCTGAACAGAAACACAATTGTCAGAAGTTGTGCAATTATATTGGCTGATGTCACCTTCAAATACACCTTCTATACGTATTGCATCCCACTCAAGATTTGGAAAGTAGAGATAACCGTTAAGAAACCAGTAGTATTTCTTTTTGTTGTACTTAAAGGTTTTTTGGCGACTCATCTGCTCATAAGTAGTAGGAAAAGTAGGAGTGAGTTCCTCAGAAAAATCAATAGAGGTTACAGACCTAATTAGAGGTCCATAATAACCTTCTATCATTGCTGGAAGCTTTTCTTTGGTGCGTTTAATGTAACAGTCTGAAGTAATGCAGTGACAATCAGCTTGAGCCCGGTCAACTTCTATAAGTTCAACAAAGTCAAGCACTTGAAAAACAGAGTTAAACTTCATAATGCGGTTCAGATTATCCTGACGACGCATTAAAAGTTTTGCATGCTTCATGATCAGCGAATACAAAAACCTGTCAGTCACAAAAGCATCTTGCTTTACAGCTTTTATGAGGTTACGTACTCTAGATACAGCTTCTGATATAGTAATCATTTTTCTTAAAGTTCAAACTCATTGTATGTATCAACCTGCGCTTTTGCTGATTCTTGTCTATCCATGTGATATTGCAATGAACGATAAAGCCCTGCCATTTTCATATTAGGGTCTACCTGCACATACTGTTTCCATCTTTCAGGATAGGTCTTTCCTACAGTACGTTTAAAATCTCTGGTAGGCACAAAACCATAGAGCTCGTTGTTCTTAAAGCGATACTTAGTCCCATAAGTAGTAAAGAATATCTTGGCAAGATGTTGGTCACTTTCCCAGTTACGGTGCTGAATGACCTTCATGTACTCAAGTGTGGTTTTGTAGTCCACATTCTTATGCTTCTTAGGAGGACAAGTTCCTATAAAAAGATGCCCAATTTGCTCTGGGATTTCTACCCCATCACGCTTGTCAACTACCATTTGCCACATCACCCCATTGAAAGTGCTGATAATTTCTTTAATTTCAGCAGCTGTCAGATTCTTAGCAGCAGGTATACTTTCTCTAATAATGCTGATAAACTCTCTATTAAGGGTTCCTTCAGCAATTCTTCTGAAACGAGGCGCGTGGAGATCAAGCTTTTTTGCGTCTTTCATAGTCGCCTTACAATAAGAATTTACGTAAAAAAATGGACATTTTGTGCATGTTTGGTCTACAAATTACACAGTGTACACAAACTCTGATATCAGACCCTTTTCAGCTTCATGCAGGTGCAATAGTGCTGAACGCTTGTTGCCTACAAACTTGTTGTGATAATGATAATAGTCTGAGTTGGTCAATGCAGGTATGATCCTGGAAACAAAACCATGTTCTTCGTTTTCTGTGATAAACTCTTTGGTTTTGCGTCCATGATAGTGTCCTGTATAGAGCATGCGGTGCCTGGAAGCACCCCATTGCTGGGGATACTCTACAGCATAGACTAAAGGGTTGTTCTTGGCAGTGACGTCCCCGTGTTCAAAACAAAGCATGTTGTCCCCATAGGTGATCACTTTTCGTTCTGCGTAGTCAATATTGAACACTGTATTGGGCCATTCTTTGAATGTCTGTGACAGCGCGTGTAATAGGTGAAAAGAAGACAGCCTGTCGTGGTTCCCTGAAATAAAGACTACCTCAAGGTTTTCACAAAACTGTCTGACATGAGCAATTGTCCATGCCAGCGCTTCAAAAGCTTTTAAATACGCCTCTGTGGCCATTTCTGAGTTCTCTACCGGTGTACCCTTAGTAGTGGTTCCAGAAAACGTATCCATGTTAAGCGTGTCAGGACCAATGATCATGATCACTTTTTCCATCATGTAGTTCTTATAACCCTTGGCCACCAGGTACTCAATGGAGTTTTTTAGGATCTCACCCATGTCTTCATTGCCCACTTTGCCAAAATGCAGATCCTGTAAAGAAAGAACCCCGCAAACTCTTTCTGGCGACATGGCGTTGATCCAGAAAGCTGCGGGGTCAATGGGCTCAAACTGAGGAAGTTTGTATTCTGAGAGCAGTTCTAAAAAGTTGTTCTGTACCTGCTCTGCCTGTGGGATCCTGGTCACCAGGGCTGATACCAGCCACTTAGTGCCTTTTTCTTTGTTCCAGTACTGCGAAAGCTTCCACTTGGTAGTATCTATCTTAAGGATCTTGATAATCTCTTCTGCACTGCGAGGTTCTGTAGCAGAGATACCGGTGATCTTAGAGGTACCGCTTTCCAGGTCCTCATGTACTTCTACCACAGAAGTAGGTTTATCAGCATGATAGCGCATATCACCTGTAATGCCCAGCTGCTGTTCCATTTCAAAAAGCTGTTCTTCTGCAGAAAGCTCTGATTTGGCGCCAGAAAGATTGTTTTGTACCAGCTTTAAGACGATATCATCCATCTGCTGGCCTACTTTGTTGACCACTGTGATGATCTCACTTCTTACTTTTTGATACTGGCTCAAGGGTATACCCAGGCGCTCAGCTTCAATATCAGCTGATTTTTTGCGCTTCAGGCTATGATAAACTGCTTCAATGATGTTCATAGGATAAGGATAGGGTTAAGTTAGCAAAGTCTACAAATTTACAAATGTTTTGTAGAAATTGTTTCTGTCAATAAAAAAGAAGACCCCTGGCTTTTGACCAGGGGCTCCCTCATCATATTACTGGAAAACCAACAAACCAGCGCAATGAATATCTAAACAAAATATGCAACTTAAGAACCACACTCAACTTTAACCACACTCAACTTTATAGGCAAGAGTTGTGACTTCAGTAGACTCATTTGTAGCACATATTTTTTTTACTTTAACATCATAACTAGTACCACAAACAATTCCTTGAGTGATTACAATTGGAAGAGTAACACTAGCAGGATATGTCTGACAAATCCATGTGGGTGATGTATCAGGTTTATGACAAACTTGAAAATCTACTGCACCTGTTCCCTTGGTGAAATTTATATTTAACTGTGGCATATCGTTTTATGTTTAAGAAACTGTGGCTACAAGATTTGTAACAGCTGCGCAAACTGGTTGAGCAGGAATGGTAAAAGAACCATTGCATGTCAGTGTTTGAGCACAACCTACCGTCTGAATTGTAGCAGTATATGTATAAGTTGTATCCCATTCAAGATCTCTTGTAAATGTATAAGGACCTGCTGTGCCAATGAGTTCTAAATGCGCACTTACTAAACCTGGCGCAAAAATTTGAACAGTTGTATATATTACATCTTGTCCACCAATGGCCGGTAACGTAAAAGTCACATCATCTAACGTAATAGAAGTTGTAATTGTAGGACACACCAGTTTTGCTGCACAAACATCAGCTCCATCTGTCGGACCACCAACAGCACACTGTGTAACAATTTGATACAGATAAACCGTATTATTGACTGCTGTAGTATCACTGTAACTGCTTGCCGTAGCATTGAGAGTTGCAATTGTAGAAAAACTAGTACTAGAAGTTTTTCTTTGAACAAGCTGGCCTGTAACATTTGCACCTGATGCAGGTGTCCAACTAAGATTAATTGTTGCCATTATTAAGGTTATTGAGGAGTTGCTGTAAGATTTGTAGCTGCCAAACAACTTGTTGGAAGTTGTCCATCACAACACTGACATATTTTTGTAGCAAGAAGTTGCAAAATTTGGTTAAAATCCATACCTGTAGTAACATTTATACAGGGAATATTTGGACCAGTGTATCTTACACAAGGTCCAGTAATTACCTCAGGACACGCCTCACCAGTACACGCGGGTGGCAATGGAATATCTACAGGCGGCAGCTGTTGCTGACAGGGTTGACAATTTTGATTATTAGACATTGTTTATTTATTTACAAAAAATGTTAACATGAAGTGACAGATGGGTTCAATACTACTGAGGTAGAACTCAAAGACACTACACACGAGAATGTTTTAAGTTCTGGAGTACAATGATTAGTTGTGCATTCTTTGAATCGTTCTCCAACATAAGTATATGTAGCAGAAGATTGACCTGTAGGAATTACAATTGAAACATCATCTGTAGCAGGACTTGGGCAATTACCAGTAATAGCAAATCTTAGCACAGCTGTAATTGCAGGACCAGTATTTACAACAACTTGACCTGTAGCAGGGCTATAAAGTGTAATAATAGCAGCACGTTGAGTAGCAGGAAGATTCTCATTATTACAAGGATACGTTATCTGAGCTGTTGTAGTTTGATCATCAACACCTAACCTATACAAAATGGAGTTTAATCTGACCGGTCCAATAGCGTAACCATTTTCTGAATTGCCACAAGTGTAAGCAGCGTATACTTCAGCAATATAAAACTTGGAAGTATTTCCTACATTTGCAAAAACATGATTTGTTGCTGGATGATTTACTGTAGCTGTTGCAACAGGATTACCTACTTTTGCAATACCATTCCACTCTGTAATTGTAACTACATATGCCATAGGATCTTCGTAAGGTCCTGTTAATGGATGATTCCAAGTAACAGTACAACCTGTTGAAGTAAGACTAGTTATTTGTACATTGCTTGGAGCAATAGTTATGCATTCAGTTACTCCGGTTACAATTAAACTTTGTACTGCACAACGCATGTCGCAAATAGTAAGCCACATGTTAGTAAGAGAATCTGAAACTGTGACTGGTGTTGCAACCCAACCTGGTAAAGCAGACATCAATAATTCTTGATTGCACAACTGAGACGCTTGGTCAAGATCTGGGCACTCTTTGTTAATAGCAGCTGTTAGTGAAGCAAGGCTTCCTAGCAAAGACTGTAATTGACAAAATTTTTGTTCAAAGTTAGAAAATGCTGTTGCAATTGGGAGTGTCAGACCAGGCGAATTACCACTAGCACATTGTGTAGTAACAGTAATTGTAGGAGGTGTAGCTTCACTTAATTCTTCAAGTGTGTTTTCAACAGTTGTAACTCTTGTAGTTAAAGAAGTAAGCGCTGACTGCACACTTGCAATTGTAGTAAGAATTGTACAAATTCTATCTGCAAGATATGCACTGTAAACATTTGGAAGCAACTGAGTTATCTGATCTCCATTTTGCGTAAAGTAAAGACATGCCGGCAATGCTATTGGACCAGCAGGAGAAGAAGTTGTTGTATCACCACAACAGTTATCTTCAATATTACAAACTTTATTAATCAACTCTTGCAATACTTCCAAAAGTGTATCAGGAGTTTGTGAGTTTTGATCAACTATGCATTTAAAATCAAGTGATGTCACATCAATTACACCTATTGTGCTTTCACAAAGCAACTCTGCAAGTTGATGCACAACACTGTCAATAGAATCTCCTTGGCAAACATTAATGCAAGGAATGTCTGGACCATTCCAAATAACGCATGTAGATGCCACAGGTATGCATGCATCCTTTGCGTTTATACTAGTATTGCTATTAACAGGTATCATTACAGTGTATTGATTTTTTCTTCAATAGTAGACAACCCACAACAAAAAACTCTATTGCAAGATTTCATTTCTAATGCTCTTTCATGTATCTCTTTAAGATCACTAAGCATATCAGCACTATACGTCACTTTGCATTTTTTAATGCCGTAACGCTTTTTTTTGTACGCCGTGTAAACAGCATCCGCAAATAGTCTATTAATGCTAACAGATGCGAGGTTCATTAGGATGTTGTCTTAAGAGGATAAATACTTTGCAAGCTGTCTAAAGAACTCTTATTCTCAATTTGCTTTAAATTTTGCTCATAAGCAGTAATGCAATTTGAGCAAACTTGAGTTCCGTTTGATGCAGTTTTCAACTGACAACTGCAAGAAAGTTTTGTGTGACAATTTGGGCACATATTTTTGTTGGTTGTTGGTTATTGATTACTGGTTATGACATGATACACACGCACCTGTCATGTATGATCTTAAAAGTTTTTCAGCATACGCAAGCATTTCTACACCTTGTTTAGGAGCATGACAATACTCTGCTTTTGCCTTAGCTGCATCAATATACATTTTAATATAACGCAGGTCATGAAGTTTTTGATGCTGCTCTGGGCCAGGTTCACAAGGTTCAAGCTGAACCTTACAAATTTCCTGGTGATACATGTTTACAATGTTTGTTGTCCTCAAGTGATAGTATTCTACAAATACTTTGTCATTTGGTGAAACACTGTAACGAATTTTGTAAAGACCATCTGGAAGACTCACAGGTGTGTCTGACAAAGGATGTTGTAACCCCAAGTCTATAGCGTTAAGGTTTTTGACAAAATCAGCTTGTAGATCAGTGTAGTACTTTGGCACTAAAAAACCTGGTAGCCATATATCTAGTCGTGGGCAGTCTACATCAAGACCCTGGCCATACACAGATGCATCCCAAACGCGAAGAATGGTGTCACATGCTGTGTCAGGAATGTCTAGTGCAAGTGTGTGTCTGATAGTTGCCATGATAAAACCTCTACATTAGAATTTACAAAATTTTTAGGGTAAAAGCAAAAAAGGAGGGAAGAGAATTGACCCTTCGCCTCCTTTTTGCAATTAGAATTGTTTGTAAGCCTTAAAGCTGTACTGCAAGTTGTACATGATTGCCGGCACTGGTTAGCAAAGTGTTCATGTAAGTCTCAAAATTAGTATTCCGAGCAGACACAACAACTTTTACCAGATACTGGTCAGCATCCATCGTTCCAGATGGGTTGCTTGTGCGAGGTACACTGTGCAGAATGTGATAAGCAAAGTAACGAGTAGTGCGGCTCAAATCAGACAATGTGGTGTCATCCAATACTTCACGCATGCGTGGATCAGTTTGGAATGGCTCCTGAGCATAACGCTTAGAAAGAATAAGTTCACGAATCAATGTTTCACCAAAACCTTTGCCTTGATATGCACTCTGCAATTCAGTGACAGTAAAACAAGAAGTTTGACAAGGATCACCTTCAGTATCTACAACAGCTGCATAAATTTGAATAGGCTCAAGTTCATAATGATCCATTGGAGAGAAAGAGCAGTTGCCAAATGTAGTGTCAACATAGGCACCGGTCAAAACCAACATTGCGTCATTAGTATCAGGAGCAGAAGCACCTGTTTCAAGAACGTAGCTTGAAGTCAAAACTTCCTCGTATACTTTCAAAGCAACAGTATTACCAGCAACTGTAGCAGCTTTGCTCAAGGTTAGTGTGCCACCGGAAACAGCAGTAATAAAGGTGTTTTGTGGAATACCAGCACCAGTGATCATCTGACCTACAGCAAGATTTGCAGGAGTAGATCCAGTTGCGCCAGACGTGTCGTCAATGGTCAATGTAGTGCTGTTGGTAGTAGCAGCGCCAGCAAAACCTCCAACTTTAAAGTTGAAAACTTTTGCATTGACAAACTCTTTCAAAATGGGAGACTCGTTAATCTGATCTTTCCACTGAAGCAATACACCTACAGGATCTGCATTGTTATTATCTGAATCACAGCAAGGAGTTTTTGCATCAAGCGTCTGATACAAGTTATGAGTCAGAAAACGCAGTGCTGGCGAACCTTTTACATCAAGACGCAGACGATAGGTAGTGTCACAAGCAATAGTTGTACAGTTAAGTACAGATACGCCAACAACCTCATTGACAGGGGCAGCAGGCTCAGTAACGTAGAAAGCACTGACGTACTTTGGGTTGATGCCTTTTGACTTTACAGTCTCTTTGTATCCACCATGGAAAGGACCAATCTTGTCGGTAGTGTGAAAACTACCCTGGGCAAGATAAAAAAGTGGATTGCCTGAAGAACCTGTGTAGGTAGGAGTACCTGCAAGGTTTTGAATTTGGTGGTCAGAAGCTCTGACAACGCCAATTTGGCCAGCAGTCAACGTAAGAGTGCTGCCAGGAGTACTGTTGAAACCAGCGGTTCCAACAAGCATTTTTTGAAATGCGTGGGGAAAATAAGCCATTTTGTTAAAAGATTAGGGGTTAAAAGAAAAAAAGGGTTAAAGGGTTGTTTATTGTAAGAACAAGAGTTTATACTTGGTTGAATTGATCAGACTCTTGATTAAATCAAGATCATTCACAATCTCTGAGTAAGGCATTACTGTCTGTAACTCATTGACCATTGTATAGAGCTCTCTCATATAATTTACACAATCTTCTACAGAATACAAAGACCTTGGTGATTTTTCTGAAGAACAATCAAGAAGCATTTCACGTGCGCCCTGAAAACCTTCAGCAATACTGTCAACCATGCCTGGAAGTCCTTCATAAAAAGAAGCCAGTGCTGTATGGGCAGCATATGAACCAGGCCCTGTTATCTTCAGATGAAATTTGTGGGTAGATACAGAAGCGTTCATCAATTCTGATACAAGAGCTGCTGTTTTGCCCTCCAAACTATCAGCAACAGGCGTTGCCATGGGACGCTTAAGTCTATAAGTAGCTAAAGATGTTTCCATTAGTTATTTGTTTGTGCGTTTGTCTTAGCGCGTTGATACTGGTTAAATAGTTCTGTGTCACCGGCCAAGATAGAAGCTGCTTCGTCAATGATCATCTCAACAATATCATCTTTGAGTTCTGACTCTACATTTGCAGTAACAGCACCTGTAGCAGGATTTACACAATTTAGAAAACTTACAGGAGTAGGAAACCTATAGAATGTAAGACGTGGGTTGATCACTTGAAACTCATCATTATGATAGATTCTCAAACGATTACCCTGCATCGTTACAAAAGTTTCACCCCAATCTGCACTAGGTTTTCTAAATGGATCTGAAAGCAAAGAACTAACATCTGCAACCGCTACCAAATAGCAACTCATCATTGCATCAGGACAACACTCTGTTCTACTATCAATTACTAATGACTTGAAATGCAAGTAATTAGACGGAAGAGTAGTTGTTTCAAAATGCAAATTCTGATTTGTACCAGTCATAGGAACTTCTGTCAGAAGTGTTTGCAAGTCATCTATCAGCATGATGGTAGACTCATCACCTTGTTTCCTGAGGTTGTTACCTTGCAACTGACGTCGCACCCACTCTATCTGAGCCTTGTTAAACGCTTCAGCAATCTGCCAACACTCAATGTTGTCATAGTCCAGAGAAGCAAGCTTGTTAAGCCGCTGCTTGATCTTTATCTGTAATAGATTGTTGTTCATTTCTCAGTAGGGCACTGATTAAGCGTTCCAGAGTTTTTCAACATTTTTGGTGATATCTGTAAGAATTTCCTCATTTAGAGGATTTTTCAGATATTCAACCACATCAGAAGCGTTTTTGCCTAGCATAGAACTGCTCTTCATGTGGTATATGAAGCCATCACCACGCGTAGCAATGATCTTATAGAAATTTGCGTCTTTCACCATAGAACGCAGTTTGAGCGTTTCCATATCCAAAGAAACAACTTCTAAAAAGCGCTGTGCTGTTTTACGCTTGTCTTTGTCAACTGTTTCTCCGTTGATATATTTATCCATGTTGTCATAGAGAATATCAAGTGGAGTAGACTTTTTGTATTGTGTGGAATTAGGATCCACAACCTTGCATACATAAAGCAACTTGTTAGCGTTTTTGTCAAATAGCTTTTGAAGCTCTGCCAAAGCCTTGTTACGCATCTTTTTAACTTCTGTACGAATAGAAGCTGTCTCTTCATAACGATCAAGATAAAACTTGAAAGGAATGGCAGAAGAACGCGCTTCTTCAAGACTTTTTGCAACAATAGAGAAACCTCCTGCTTCAATTGCTCTGAGTTTAATCAAGTCATAAGGATCTGAAGAAGCGTCTAAAAAGATTGGCTCATTGCCAAAACGCATCACAATCTTACCCCAAAACTCATCATTGTCTGGACGTAGCAATCTTACTTTGTTCCAAAAATCCTTGTCGTCAGGGTCAATGATGTTTGCTGCAAGTTCTTTTTCAAGCTGTGATACTGTCATACGAATCTGCTTGATGGCAGCTTCACGCTCATCTTCATTCATTTGCTTTATTTCAGGAGCAAACTCATTAAGTCCTGTGACATAGCGTTTGATGCCATTGTACTCCAGACATGCTAATTGTTCCTCGTGGAACACACCTTCAAAAAGTACCATTTGATACTTTTCAAGGCCCATGTTGGCGTTTGCATTGTCAACAAACGGTCTAACAGCAATCGTACTGTTGGTTTTAAAAGCTTGATGCTTTTCAATCATTGATACTTCCATAGGTTTTTAAAGGTTGGTTTTTGGTTTCTGTTCTGCTGGCTATTGGTTAAAAGCTCCTGAACCACGTCAAGGTTGTCAGCTCTCAGGAGGACACCTGGCTTTTACACCAGGTGGATCTGCAGGTGCTACCTACAGAGGGGCACAAGGGAGGTGGAATGTGCATCTATTTTATGCAGTGACCAGGGGGAATCTCACCCCCTGGTTTGCACAGCGCCTTCAGCAGTCGTTTTAGAACGAGCCGCCAGTGATGGGGTTCCTCATCACAATCTTAAGAACCTTAGTAGGGTCTTTCACCCAGATGGAAGGCATAGTCTGGGTCATGAATACGCGGTATCCATTAAAGTTTCCAGAAGAAGCGAACCCTTGAGTACGACCCATGTAATCCATGGTACCGTTTTGATAGAACCATTTGAGCTCACTGTCCCACTTCAACTTCAGCAAGAAGATGTTGTCGTTGGTGTTGTCAGTGATGTCAAACACGATGAAGTTGTAAGAAGACAATGGGAAGCCATCAATGATGGGATTCTCAATGTCGTTGGTATGTACGTTGTCAAACGCTGGGTTCAACACGAACTTTACGTTTGCCAAGAAAGGAATAGTATAGCTGGTGAAAGCAAAACCAAAGTTCAGGTCCATGGCGTTGCTACCGCTGATAGCGTTCAAACCAGACTTGTCAATGTTGGCAACCAGACCAGTACCTACAGTGTTAAAGGCTTCTTTCTTGATAGCTTCATTGACCATCTTCATACCGGCCATGCCAGTTTGAACAATGATCTGACGCTGAGGATCTGGGCCTTTGAACTCAACTTTACCATTGTAGAAGTTGAAGATCTCAGAGCGGAACAACTCAAGGTTGAAAGAGCTCTTATTGTAAATACGCTTAAAAGAGTTGTCAAGCTGGCTCCACAAACCTACAGACAGGCGAATGTCGTCTGGACCATCTTGCTTAATGCGTCCACCTTGTCCCCACATGAGGTAGGTTTCAATGTCATTAGCAATTTTGGTCAAGTGAGCAGCTTCCATCTTGGTGACAAAAGAACGAGTCAAGGTTCCAGAGTCATAAGCCTTCTTGATGTATTCTTTACCCATCTTAGACACCATAGCGTCAATGTTGGTCAAAGAAGGATCTTTGGCAATGTTGGCGTCAAATGAGCGCCAGATCTCTGTAACAGGTACAGTACCATCAGCGTTCATGCCACCTTTCATCATAAGCTCTGCACGGCTAGAAACAGAGTAGTGAACGTGAGCTTCTGCGCCACCTACAAAGTTGTAGAACTCGCGGAAGCCAGCACTCAGTTCTCCGATGTCAGAAAAACGCTCACCATACTCCCCGCGGGCAGAACCTTTGCGGAAGAATTTGGTGCCAGGCTTAAGGTACACTTTGCTCAAAGTCTTCTGATTGTCGTTGTTCACCAACTGAACAGTGTATACGAAACCATCGCCAGAAGGAAGAATGTCCTCAGCTGTAATGTAAAGTTCAGCACCTTTGTACTTGTCATAGGTGATGATGTCACCATGACCAAAGCTGCGCTTATTCAATTTGATCTTGAAGGTTGTACCATCTTGACCAAGAGATGTTAAGCTAGGCTCTACGTCCTCTACAATGTAGGGAAGGTCCTGAACAATTGGGGTTTGCCACTTGTATTCACCACGAGGGTTGTCTACAGTGATGGTGTTCTTGCCACCGAAAGATGCCATCTGGTAAAGAGGCATTTCTACCTTTTGGGTCATGGCCCAAAGATCAACAGGACCCAAGTCCATGGGTTCTGCGCTCTTCAGCATGTTCACCAAGTGGTAGCTGTCCACGTGCGAACTAACCTTGTAGTTAGTGTCGCGCAGGAAGAGACCGTTGTTTAAAACTGGTGTGCTCATAGGATTTTGTTGTTAAAAAGTGAATTTAAAGGGTTAGTGTATGCGGGTTATCGTTTAAAAATGTTTGCAGCAGGTCGTGGAATCTTTCTCACAGGTGCTTTGTCTTCTTCCTCTTCTCTGACATTGGACGCGATTTTGCGTGCTTCTTCAGTTTTTAGTTTTCTGACAGTGTCCTGTGTCACCTCGTTTTTAGCTTGCTTTCTGATATTTTCCTTGTAATCATCAGGATCAGATAGCAACCACAGAGTTTCAGCAATAAGGTCATAGCGGGGGGTTTTTCCAAATTGGTGGTCTTCTAAGAGCTTGCCCAACAGGTTTGTAGGGCGTCCAGTCATGCTTTGGTACTTGGCTGTTGTCAGCTCCTCCCAGAGGAACTTCTGACGCTTGGCGTCTAGCTTGATACCGTTAACTTCAGCAGGTTTTAAGGTGTTGTAGATGTTTTCCATGTACTCTTCCTTTTTACGCTGCTGCTCCTGACGGAACTGCTCTTGTTGCTGAAGCTTGGATTGGATCATTTCTTCCTGCATGGCATCAAGTTTTGGCTTGAACTGCTGTGCTTTTTTTGCAATGATCCCTGATTCCAACCACTCTTGGACTTGTTCTTCCATCAATTCCGCGTCACCATTGCCAAATCCAGTGGCTTGTAAGTACTGTCTTACAATAACCTCCTGGTGCTCAGGTGTCGCAGGGTTAAGTTCACGCACTTCCTCAGTCTGAGCAAGTGCCCTAAATAACCCCTTGATGTCAGTGCCGCCCTTTGCTACGTATTCTGCAGCATACTGCAACTCTTGAGGTAACGATTCAAAGAACTCTTTTGGAGTCTGTTCTCTCAGAGATCTCTCTCTTTCTTCCAGGTTGGCAGAGATCAACTCTTTCCAATCCTTTACTGAGTATTCCTCCAGTGGTTTTTCATCTTCAAAAGGAACTAGTATACCTTCTTCAAAAAGTTTGGAGAATGTTTCTACCAGTCCACTTTTGTCAATCTTCTTGCGACCAGGTTTCTGTTTTGAGGCAGAATCCTCGTCATCATCTTCTAAATCTGCGTCTAACTCAGCAATAGCTGCCTGAGTTGTTGCAGCATTTGGGGTTTTTTCTTTGCCATCAGGATCATCGCCATCATTTTGGTTTTCATCAAGAAACCCTAGATCTGGAGAACCTTCCTTAGAAAAGAATCCTGGTTTTGAGCTTTGATCATCATCTGCGGTCACAACGCTTTCAGCTCCTGGCATTGGTAAAAAATCATCAATACTGTCAAGACTTACGCTGGATACAGATGTTTGTTGGTTGTTACTGTCCATAAGTAGGTTTAAGTTGGTTGTTTTTCTTCTTCATATATAATCTACCAAATAAACCTCTAAGATTTACATCTGGCAGATGTATGACATAAAATATTTTGCACTATATCGCTATAGTACTTTTACTTTTTGTCATATTTGTTTTTATTAGTACGCGCAACTTGCAATTCTTTCTCAGCAATGCGCTCTTTAGAGAGTAATTCTTGACGCTTAAGCTCTAGTTTTTTCTGTTCTGTAACAGTGCGATTTAACTCGCGATCTCTGGCAATGGCCTGATCAGTTTCTTTTGCGTTTTTCTTGTCAAGATATTCCAAAGTGTCAATGTAGTCGTTCTGCTGGTTCATGTCGCGATCGTTCATGGCAGTGTAACCTGCAGCTCTGATTTCTGCAACGCGCTCCTGGGTCTCACGATCCAGCGCGTTTTGCTCAGCTTCAAAACGTAACTTAGCTTCAAGACGCTCTGTTTCAGCTTGTTGACGCATCTGCTCTGTTTGCTGCAAGGCTTCTGTTTCCTGCATCTTGGCCCTGGTAGTTTTCTCTTCAATACCTTTCATGACGTGGGTAATTTCAGCCATGGAGTCAGCCTTGACAATGTTGCCCAAATCATAGATAGAAGCGCCAGAAGTGTTGTTGTTGATGGCAAGACTTCTGATCTGTTCGATAACCTGGCGCTGGTTGACCTTGGTAGAGATAAAGATATTCAGCTCGCGGGCCAGTAATTCTGTGCCATTCATCTGAAAGTTTACCTTTTCATCCATAGATGTCACATACTGCAAACGCAGCGAAGGACGATTAGAGTGATAGTACTGTGAAAGATCTGTGCGCATCTGATGTACGCGCGGCATCAGGTATTCAGAGTGCTGCGTAAAATACACCTCTGTCTGTGAGTAGCTCATGTTGATAGCCTGCTCAATACCCTGGGCAGTTTCCTGTGCGTTTACTGCACCCAGACGCTGCGGTGAAATACCTATAGACTCAAAGCACTGGTTCTTAAAGTAGCTGGCTAGTTGTACCCTTGACATTAGGCGCTGCGTCTGCTCAAGGTTAAGAACCTGGTAGTGCTGAAAGTTCAGTGCGTTTTCTGTGTTGGTGATAGATGTGTCTAGCGGCAACATCTGAAAGTTCTTCATGGCCACATACGCCTTAGCGTAGTTGTTTTTGCCCCAATCCTCTCCCATGGAGTGACGTGGTAAAGCGTTCTGATCCAGCATAATTACTGTGCCAAGCTCGTCAATCAAAATGTCAGCAATTTGGTTGTTGACAAGGTTGTATCCAATCTGGTATGGTTTCATCTTGTCTACCAATGACATAGACTTGGTGTTGCGTTCTGTAAACACAGCACCTTCTACCGGCAGCTTGCAGCCATACAACGTAAAGTCACCCTTAAACTGAAAGCGCAAGGGTTTTACGTTTAGATACAGTGGCTGAAATCCAAAAGTGTCATTATTGCCAAAGAATGCAGGTCTGTTGGGACCAACCTTAACACCTCCCCAAACTTCATTGATCCATATCCAATCAATATGTTCACCAAAAACAAGGTTCTCACGACTTTTTTTCTTAAGTACTGAAGTGTCATACAGGGGTTTAGTTGTAATCTTGTAGTTCTCATCAACAATCATATCAGTAAGCTCACCATTCTCGTCTACTTTAGAAAGATGACCCACCATACGCTGGCTTTTCCAATAGCAAGTCGTAACTCTCAGAAGACTGATGTCTTGAAAATCTTGAACACTTTCAGACTCATTTACAATTTTCATGATGATATCATCGCCAGTGTTCATAAATGCATCACGCGCACTTAAAAACTGCCGCATTCCTAAAGATGGACCTTGTGTATTCCACTCATGAGAACGCGTAGCATCATAAAAAGAACCATCATTTTGCAGTCCTGGGATCAGGTAACCTGCTGAATGCACGGGGTAGATCGCCTCTAAAGAGGCAAGCTCCTCGTCTGTCATCATGTAACCATACTTGTCAATGACATCAGCAATAGTCATTAAATCTACACGGCCTACCCAGTTTGACTGTGATATATACCTGGCCTCAGGAGACTTATGGTAAAAAGTAAGCACTGGATTCCAAAGCTCTACCTCGTAATCATCTTCATTCATCTTGAAATGCCAGAACTCGCGATCAGCAATGAGCATGTCTTTAAAAGCAAGGTTCTCTAATTCTTTCATGGTAAAACGCTCTTCGTCCACCTCATGTTGGTGTGTAGCCCATTCTTCTACCATGGAACGGTAATCTTTCTTGAAGAACTCCTCAATTTCTGGCAGAGACTTGAGGCTTTCTGGCGACATCATTTGCTGTGCCTGAGCAGCCTGCTCTTCATCTTCCATGTTCAGACCCATAGCCTCAATGGTCTGTTGCATCTTGACCTCCGCCTGGCGCACCAGAACTTCCTCCACCATCATTCGCTTAGCTTCCATCATTTCATTATAAGACAGATCATCTACTGCTCTATAGGTAATCTTGTCATTGCGCTTAGCAAACTCCCCACACATTACGTTGATAACGTTGGGAATGATGGGAAAAAACTTTAGTTCAAAAGCTGACTCATCTTGTTTGGTCAACACGTCAATCAAATCTGCTACTTCATTGTCTTCTTCTACAATGTAGTCTGTCTTGTCAATGATACCATTAGCCAGCTTGTAGTTTTTTAACAACCTGCGGGCGTTTCTGCGAATCTGCTTGAGACCTTGCATTTCCAACCAGTCCATGTTCCACGCGCCCCATGCTTCGTCTTTGTCTTTTCTGTTCAAAAACTGCACAGGTTGGGTCAAGGTGCCCATTCTGTTATGGTCTACCTTAGCTCCATTCTTGAGCTGTAGTGCGTTGTATACTTTAGGCATAATTATTTTCAGTTAAGTCCTCACCTCATGTTTTTAAAAGGGCTTCTGGGAACCTTAACCATAGTAGAGGAGTTGTGAACGTTTCCCATATGACGGAAAGGGGTCACTCTTAATTTAGCATGTTTTTTAGAGTTATCCAAATTAGAATCCTCACGTTCTACACGCTTAGAGTATCCTCTGTTAGATTCCTGCACCTTTGCAAAAGCTACCAGCGCACAGAAAGCCACCAGTCTGTCCACGTTTAGTCCATCGCGATACGCTGCCATCTCTTTTAGCAGCATAATGTCAGGGATGCGCTCAATACCATAGGTTGTCTTGACAATCTCTCCATTGGGCTTGGTCTCCACATCCAACTGCTCTTCCAGGAACTGGATTGCGTAGGAGATCAGGTTGGTTTTAAAGATTGTTCCTACGTTGCGCCAGCCATACTCCTGGAAGACGTTGGTGTTGCTTTGCAGTTCTTTTAAAAATAGGATCTGATTTTTAGGAACCAGATAGCGTTGTTTACGCCTGGAGATCATATACTGGATAAACAAGCTGACGTTGTTTTCCACAATGGTCCATGCGTTGTAGTATTCAATAAGCATTTCCAGGCGCTCATGGGTCTTGGTAAGGTCATCAAACCTGCCGCACCATGACGCCACAATACCATCGCGCTCAATGTGCTGCTCAATGGAGCCGTCCATCTTGTGCTTAGTAATCTCCTGCGCGGTCTTGTAGACAAATATGGAGCAGAGCGACTCAGAAGTCGTTGTCTTTCCTTCGCTAACAGGGTCAATAGACGCATAGTACATACCAAACTGAGGATCCTTTACAGGACGCTCATACAAGACCACCACACCTTCTTTGTCCTGGGTTTTAGGAGATACTGGAAACTCTGAGATAGGCAGCTTGCGTGAGTCACGTGCTGTAACCTTGCCAGCATCATCTCTGTACAGTTCTACAAATTCCCTATGATATTCGCCATCCTCAATCCTGCGTACCTGGCGACTGACCAGTGCTAGCGGAAACTTGGAGACTTTGCGGTAAGCAAACGCTTCTTCAATATTAATAGGTTTCTGAGAGATCCTGAGCTGATAGTCATCAGGCTTAAGTTTCTTTTTCCACTCAAGTCTTTCTGCAAGAATCATCTCCAGGGCTTTTTCTACCTGGGAGTTTCCATACTCATCAATGCAAGGTTGCATACTCCACTGCTCAGGGATAAACAACCCACACTTGGCGATCTCACCGGCTTCATTAACCAAGTTGGTTTCTACCGCCAGTACATCTTTAGAGTCTGGGTTTAAGATCAGTTCCTTCAGCGGTTCACACTGCTCCAGGTCACCCACAGAACCTGCAGCCACAAACATCCCTGTGTAGATCATGCCTGATTTCATGGCAGGTAGCAGGTACTCTATGGTCTCATTCATGCGTGGGGCAATACCTGCTTCCTCATGAAAGAAAAAAGTACAGGGACCACCGACACCATTGGTAGGGTCTTTCTCCAGGGCAAGACCAAAGACAACAGACTTTAAGCCCACGTCACGCTTCTTGCCACCTTGGTTCACCTCAATTTTCTGTTCCCAGTTGAGTACTTTGTCAGGGTTAGAGGGACGATACCAGCCTGTGTGGCTGTTCAAGAAGTTGCGGTACTCTTCCAAAAACCTCCAGGTACCTTTCTCGTTGATGTAGTCTTTTAGAGAACCTGCCATCTTGTTGACAGCACCTTCTTCAAACCAGTACAGATTGATAATCTTGGCAGCGTGGTAGTAAGAAGAGGCAATCTGTCGCTTCTTTAGAATCGCGCAATGTTTGTAGCTGTGCTTGGCAATGTCTTCATACAGGGCCATGTGGTACTGCGCATCACGCACGTCAGCAAAGGTAAACTTGCCCACCTCTTTGTTGTAGATAGGCAGAAAGTTCAGCCACATGTAGTAATCTCTGGTCAGATACCAGGTGTTCTTAGGACCATGTATGATCACCCCGTTGCGGCAGCGTTCTTTCTGGGTGTCCCAGTAGTAAACAAAGTCTTTGCTGCGACTGGGCGCTGTACAGTAAACTTTATACTTGTTGAAAAGCCTGGCCTGCTCATTGAACATCTCACAGGTCTTGTCAAAGTTGTACTGACCTGGTTCTTTGAACATACTCCACAAAAACTCCACAAACGCATCCCTGGACGCAAACTCAGTGTGCGACCATGTGTCTGTAGCAGCAGTATATGTGGGAACCGTGATGTACATTATTTTTTAGGGGAAAAACTCATAAGCAGCGCAGGGTCACCATTGCTTTTGACAAGGTGCTTTACAAGAACTTTTACGTCCTTGTGTTTGAAGATGGGATGCACTGAAGTTTCTGCATTGAAGTAAGCCTTGTGGTCATCGCGGTGGTATGCTGCCCATTGGTTGGCAAAGTGGTTGTAGTGAAACACCCAGTCGTAAAGAATTTCTGCGGTCATGATAGTTTGGTTTTTGGTTTAACCCTGGTCGTATGCAATGTGCTGTCCACCTCTAACCTGAGACTTCTGCTCTTCCATAAGGTCTTTGTAGGCACCTTTGAAAGACAGGCGGATCTGCTCAAACTTGGCAGCTGCATTGACTAAGGAGTTAATGTTGCCATCGCGACCATGCTCAATAGTGGTGGTCTCCATGTAGCGTGCAAGACGGTCCAACATGTGCTTGATGCCCATAAATGCACGATAGGTGGGTGTTTCATACAGCTTCTTGCAAAAAGTAAGTGCCTGCAAGATTAGCTCGTCTTCTACAGAAAAAGTTACATTAAGCTGTGAGAGTATCAGCTCTTCTTTTTCATTTTCAGGAACGTCAAAGAAAGGGTTCAGATCAGGGTTGGGACAGCTCATGTAGAACAGATACGCGTACACGTCCATGTAATCTTCAGGATAGTCCTTCATAATCTGTTTGAGCAGTGTAAGTGTAAAGCAGTGTTCAGAGGGAACAATCCTCCCGTTTTCTATGTCAAATAGCTTGATCATGATTTTTTGGTTTTAAGCACCTTATTCTGATTGTCTTTATACCATGTCATGATTGCCAGCACTTCGTCTTTAAGGTAAGGCAGTTCATAAGGTACAATATCGCGGATGATAAAATCACCATCAGCATTGGTCTTTAGCAAAGGATATCCATACTCGTCCTTGTGGTCCTCTTCTTCAAAAAGAATGTGATGAATGGTAAGCTTGCCTGGTTTTAGTGTAGGATTGTGCTTAAGAATCATGTACATGTAAATAGAAAGCTGCAACGTGTAGTGGTTCAGGTTGCAGTCATCCAAGTGAGACACCGGCATGTACATCTTTTTAGAAACACCCTCCCAGTTCTTAAAGCTTTCTGTCTTGATCTCTTTATTGGTCTTGTAGTCTGTTATAAACACCTGGCCATTAGCCACCTCTACCAAATCGCTTTGCCCACAGATGCCTGCAGAGCGCAGGTAAACCATGTGTTCAGGATAAATACCGTCAATAAGTTTCTGAGAAGGTGCTATTTTTTTGCCTGTCTCATCTTGCATAGGACGAATCACTGGCAACTCTGTGTCATAACGCACAATAGTCTGGCAGCCCAGAATGTCACGCTCGCGCTGGTCATGGTACCAGTTACCTAAATTACAAGCACGATCAGCTTCCTTTTTCCAGACCTGCTGAATCTGTTCAGGTGTCATGCCAAACCACTTGGAACGTTTGTTAGTGGCGCTTTTAGTGGCAACATTCTTACCATCAAAAGGTTGTTTGAGTGCGCCCAAAAGGGTAGTAACACTAATCCATTGAGTAGTATCCTGAGGATCTAAAGATGTGTAACTGTGTGTAGAGGGTTCAAAAAGTATGCTCATAGGGGGTTTTGGTTATCAATGCTTTTCTTTACAGCATCCTCTTCATCCTGCGTGAGAACAGCATCCCAATAACCCTCAGGGCACGAAGATGTTAGAGAACGCAACTTAAATTTCAAAGAACATCCACACTGAGGGCAGCATGGATGAGTGCCAGGTGCAACACAGTTCTTTTGGCCTTTTGATTGCATAAATGGACAACTCTGGCATATGGCCATACGGTGATCATGAATCTCCTCAACATGTTCTTTCTTAAAAACGCTGTTGGCGACTCCTTCAAAAATCTTATTGCGATCCTTCCACAATTTGATTAGCATGGTGTTTTTCTTTTAAGGTCTGCACTTTTAGTTTTCTTTCTTCTTCCTGGTTCATCATATCCAAGATGGCTTCGTATTTTTCAATGTCTTTTTTAACCTCCTGCTTAATCTCAAAAGCTTTTATAGAAGCAGTCTCATCAAGACTGTCTATAAAGTTTTTGTGGCGCTCAATCTTTTTTAAAACCCTTCTCTTTTTAAGCACAAAAGTTCCCAAATTGGGAACATTTACAGCAATGCTTTCCACGCTACTGAGACGTTTTTGCACATAGCGATAGAAAAAAGCAACAATGTCATCAACCTCTTGAAAATTTCTGTCAAGTTTCTTTGCTGTAAGCAACGACAACTCTTTACGCTTTGCTGGATTCAATGGACAATAGGTTATAATCTAGTAAAATGTTTCCTTTACGGTAGATATCAATGCTGGGTGTAATTTGTATCAGCTTCTTGTTATCCTTGCTCTTTACCACAATCTTGCGCTTTTCAAGCTTAGAAATGCGATTGCGCACGTTTTGCGCTCTCACAGAAAACTCTTCAAGTTCTACAGATCCATAAAGCCTTCTTGCAGCAGCATTGCAAAATTTACTCAGCTCAACAGGCCCCCAAAGAGCAAGCATCGTAAGAATCTCTATGTCTGACGGAATCAGGTGTTCTTTCTTGAAGAAGATAAAATTGGTAATTATCTGGTATTTGACAAGGTCGTAAGGTGTGACCCTGATTTTTTTCTGAACTTTGTTTACTTCCATGGTTTTTCAAAATTAGATACCATACACTCAGGATTTTCACCTGAACATTCCCCCGCTTTACACACCCTTGCGAAAGTGTGGGCTGCAGTTCCACCATACTGCCAGGAAATGCTTTTTTACGCTTACATCAGTGTGAGGTACAGGCACTTATGTTGTAAAATGTCCAGTTTTTTGATTTAAAAACTGGACATTGGTAGCGGGCGCAGGAGTCGAACCTGCCACACATCTGTGGTTATGAGCCACGACTGCCACCAGGGCTGCCCGCATGGATGTCAAGATTGCCCTATGATCTTTGAAATCTGAGCAATAGTTTTTTCTGTGCCAAGAGCCATCTGCTCTACTTCACGTTTTTCGCTTTCCAGTTCTGCAAGTTTTACTTCTAGGTTTCTGATAGCGGTGATCTGCTCATCATGCAGTGTACTTAGCTCTGTGGACATCTTATAAAAAGCACTTAAGATGTCATGTCTTTTGCGTTCAAGAGTGGCTAAAATAGAACTGCCTCTGGACAGGTTGATCAAAAATGTAAGCATTGGTTTTGGAGGATTAAAGGTTAAACAGAAAAAATCACCATACAATAGCAATGTCGCGCTCAGCAATCATGAGTTTGATGCTATCATCTAACTGAACCACATCTGCATGCTGCAGGTATTGGGTAGGAACATAGACTTTGTCGCCAGAACGCACCTGAGTAACTTCATCTCCGGCAGCAAAGACCTCCAACCTGGTCCATTTTTGCATCATTTCACGCTCTAGTTCAGCTTCCGCTTCAGGTGAGAGTTGAATGACAGACTCAGGTTTAAGAGGTTTGTTTAGCAGGATTCTTGTTCCCAGCAGTTTTGAAAAGGTTGTTGACATAGGGTTAGAGTTGGTTTAACAAAAATTAGAGCCACTTGTAGGAATTGAACCCACGACCTACTGAGTACAAATCAGCTGCTCTACCAAGCTGAGCTAAAGTGGCTGGTTTTCTAAAGGATCAAATTAAAGAACTCTTCAGCGTTTAAGCAGTTGCGCGTTAAACTTCTGGTGTTTGGTTTTTCTGAGACGTGTCTTGAATTTGAGGCTCTTGGGTAAGCTGTGCAATGATCATGGTCGCTTGCAGGCGCTTGGCCTCTTCCTGTACAGCTTTGCTCTGAAGTTCTGCAAGCTCATGGCGCAGCTTTGCCAGCTGAATTTGCTCTTTGTACCAGGCGATTACTTCATCTCTGGTAGGTTCTCTGTCTTCTTGGTTTTGTGACATAGGGGTTGGGGTTTACATTTTATAGAGTTTCTACACTACAAATATACTTCAAAAGTTTAACTTCTACAAATTTGTCTGTATATTTGTAGAGAAGTTATTCCACATCATGCAATATCAAGACTTTAAGAGCATTTTGCTCATCTACAAAAAGGGCACAGAGAACATTAGTGCCCTGGCTAAAATAGGCATGGACCTTTTGGAAAGTCCTTATGAGCTGAGCAGCATTCTTGAACACATGCTAATGCGTTCCATGGGCTGCCACTACACAGAAGAAGGTTTAGAGTGGATCAGCTGGTTTATTTATGAGAACGAGTGGGGTAAGAAAAAGTGGAAGGGACCCTTGTACTATCGCGACAGTGAAGGAAACTTGGTTGTTTCTGAAGAACATAATGGTCATGGAGCGCATGACAGTAAAGGAAGACCCGTTTGTTATTCTATCCGCTCCCTGTATCAGTACCTACAAAAAAGCCACCTTAAATAAACTCAGTCCATGTACGTCACCAGAGAAAAAGAGTGGGATGCACTGGTCAGAGTCTGCCAGATGCTTCAAAGCAAAGAAGGTCTGGTGCCAGGCAAAGCGGCAGTGGCCATGGTCAGTCCAGACTACAGCGCTACAGCAGCCATGCACATAGCGCACCATTTAAGCCAGGGAGGAGAGATGTTGGACATAGTGTGTGTGGAGGTGCCTTACCCTGACGAGGATCCTGAGCCTTACCGCAAGCAGTTTGCCAACCGCACCTGCTTTGAGTTTTTCCCTTTTGAGACGGTGGTCTTGGTAGAAGCAGGGGTGATCACCGGTGGTAACTATAACTTTTTTGCCAATCACCTTATTGACATGGGCTTCAAAGTGGTCACAGTAGCCTTGTTTGAGAACGTACACAGCAGGTTTCAAAGCGATGTGGTAGGTTTTTACTATGACCACAATGCTGAACCATTAGAGTTTTATTTTGAAAAAGACAACAATCACTGGAAATGAAAAAAGCCCTCTTTAAGTTCAATGGCGGCAAAATGGCGCTGCTGTGTTCCAATTGTAGAAAGATTGTAAAAAAAGGTCATGAGTTTTCTTTAGAGGAACTGGCAGCAGCCCAGGGAGAGGGGGCTATTGCTCCCCGGTACTGTGAGAAGTGCCAGCCTGATACAGAACCTGATTACATCCTGGTGCGCGCAGAAGATGGCCTGACGCTGAGTGCAAAAGAGATCAAGTTCATTGAGTGGAACGAGGACGGAACCTTTGCAAAATCTCATGACCAGGCAGCTGAAGGGAGGTCTTTGATTCTGGATCCTCAATACGGCAGGTTCTTTACCTGGATGACTACCCAGATTGTTAAGATCACAGAACAAACTCCCAATGCCATAAGATTCTCTACCAAAA